AAAGACGCCGCCAGTAAAGACGCCGCCAGTAAAGACGCCGCCAGTAAAGACGCCGCCAGTAAAGACGCCGCCAGTAAAGACGCCGCCAGTGTTTAGTCTTTTCGATAAAGTAACGCCACCAGTAAAGACATCAGTAAAGACACCAGTAAAGACACCAGTGTTTAGTCTTTTCGATAAAGAAACGCCACCAGTAAAGACGCCACCAGTAAAGACGCCGCCAGCAAAGAAAAAACCTCATTTCAGTTTGTTTGATCACGTTAAAGAAACACACGCAACAAGTCGTTTTAGTATTTTTTCAAATCGGTTTATGTCTTATCCACGATGGCTGGAAATGACTGGAGGTGGAGCAGTTTATGATGGCACCAAGCCAAAAACCGGATGTGGATTCAATTGGTGGGGTGCCGTTGGCAGTACAGGAACAGAAATTGGCGGAGAGGCTGACACATCCGAGGAAGATCCAACAGGCAAGAAAGGAAACAAGAATGGAAAACGAAAGCCCAAAACAAAACGTAGCAGACAGTAAAAACAACTTTGTTAAATACATGTCGAATCCGAAATCATTTACTTTGAAGAGATGGTTCATCGAGTTGCTTCAAGAAGACTACGCTCCTTTTGACAATGTCATTGAAAGAATTGCAATGTCTTTGGCGACTGAAAGTGACATGAAAGAATTTGGCAAACTCATTACATCTGTATACGAAAAAGCATATCTAAAAGCCGTTGAAGATTATCGATCAGAGGTTGAGAAACTTGGTGTCAAAATCCACGTTAGCTAAAGTCAGGATTGGTATCTGAAGTTTGAGCGATCACCAGATATCCACCTGTCTTAGGCTCTACATCTTTTATTCTCCACCATCTCTGTCCACCTTCTCTAACTTTTCTATAAACGATAGATTTGATGGTCACTTCACGAATGCACCAAAATTGAAGTTGTAAATCTGTTTGATCGACAACGACAGCGTCAAACACATATTTGTCTCCATATTGTGTGGTCTCATAAGTGTTCCCGTATAGATTATCCATGTGAACTTTTTGTCCAATGGCAGGAGCGCAATAATACTCTACGCCTCGTTCTTTAATGATTCGATGTAATTTGGGATCTACTTCCAAAACGGGAGCTTCTGGTTTTACAACAGGAACTTCGACAACAGGCTTTGGTTCTGCAATTACAGGAGCTTCTTTTTGAACTTCCTGTATTTCTTCAATAAAAGATTTTCCCGAAACTGGCTTAGTTGCATTTGCTTGAGCATTGGGAGTTAAACCCAATTCATCCGTGATGTTGACAACATTATAGTCACTATCAAATTTCTTGATAGGATTACACACATCTTCAACGACTTCTTCGTCCCATCCCATGTTGATCAATCTTAGCTTTTTCTTGTCCCAATCCTCTTGCTTTTTCATTAATGGATTTGGCCCTCTCAACTTGTAAGGGCTACCGTCCTTTTTGGTGATTGCCATGCTTGTACCCTATCTTTACTTGAGCCGATCCACTTAACCTTAAACTAGGCTTGTACATTTGGTAATTCACAATTTTACCAATAGTCCCTGTAGAGACATTGTACATTTCAGCAATCTCTTTAAGCTTTTTTCCTTGTGTTCTCAAATCTCTTATCTCGTTCACTTGTCGCATATCTAACTTTGGACCTTTCCAAATTTCGCCTTTCTTATCATTAGGCACACCTGTGATGTTAGTCTTGTAGTCAAAACAACCAAACAAATCCATGTGTGGCTTGACCATTGCTATAAAATCAAAATACGATCCTGACATAATTCTTATTATAGGGCCTGCATACATCTTAGCTTCCAGTCCTAACTTATCTAGTTCTTTGATCAAAACAAGCACATCTTCTTCTAAAAAAGAATTGGTATATAAAAAAACACCTTTAGATTTGCTAGTCGCATTGTTACTTCCATCTTCTGCATACCAATGTGCCAATGTCCTTGGGTTCAATGTTATGTCCTTCGGAACAATCTTTTTTCCTTCAAGGTACCACTTGTTTCTAAGCTCTGTGAAGTCCGCATGGCTCTTGGACCAAAAGTAGCTACAAGTGCAGTATTCTCCATCCCAATTCTTAATTGAATGATTGATGTTCCCATTGACCCTAGAAGGCTTTCTGGATGTATATTCTCTTATGCCACAAGACACATACTCATTCAAGCTATTATAGATGAATTGAACATAGCTCTTGCTTTTTAATCTTTGTTTGATTTTATACATGGCATTTTTAGATCGCTTTCCACTAAAAACAACACTGCCATCTCCAAGTAAACTTCCGCACATAACGTCTAATTGATTGTTTGTCATGTCTTATATAGGGAAGAAAATATTGATTTTCTTCCCTATAAACATAAATAAAGCATAAACAAAGCATAAATAAAGCATCAATCATTTTATTAAGGAGGAGACATGGCATTAGTATGTCCTGAATGTCGGGCCTTGCACGAGTAATTGTGCAAGTGAACCGGGTGAACTCAGGGAAACCCTAACGTAAAGACGAGGGCAATCCTGAACCAAGCCTACGATACATCGTAGGAAGGCGCAGAGACTACTGGAGAGATAGAGTTCTCTTAATTACCAGCAAGAGCGCCCGGCACCCCACGTGGGTGGTGATATAGTCCATGCTGCATGAAAGTGTAGAAAAACATAGACCAAAAAGGCGAAATTCTATTACTTCAATACATTGTTGGCATGACACTAGCCGACAATCCAGTGTTGCATTTGTATTCCAACAACTTAACCCCTTCTGATTCAACTCAAATCGGAAACATTACAGAAGTAAGTACAATTACAGGCTATGCAGCAATTACATTGCTTTCAGCCAATTGGACCACAACTCAAGCCGGTGGTGTGACCACGGGAGTATACTCCGAGCAAACGTTCACATTCGCCACTGACGCCACATCTTACGGCTACTACGTGACAGATGAGTCTAACGACCTATTGTGGCTAGAAAGGTTCTCAGGAGCACCGTTTGAGATCCCAGATGGCGGTGGAACTGTGTCTATCACAACAAAATTAACTTTATCGTGATGGATAACTTTTGTCAATTTTGGAATAAGCTTAATGGAGAGCCATACGAAGACGGTGTGCCTCCACCTACAGAGTACAAACTACAGACAATGGATTTGAACATGGGAACTCGCCATGCAGACCTCACGCCCTTGTCTGACGAAGATCTAGCTCGTTACTCTGACCAGGATGCCGTGGATGATTTTGAGAAGAAGAAAGCTCAAGGATGGAACCCTACGAAATTAGGAGAGCCGATGTCAGATGAAGACTTCCATAAATTTCATGGACTGGAAGTCAAATAGGAGCTAGCTAAACAAAAAGCCCGACTCTCATGAGAGTCGGGCTTTTTTTATACATCAATGTTAGCCAAGCATTTGAGCTTTCACATGCCATTGGGCAGCGATCTCTTTGGCGTTAGGTTGTCTCCATTCGCCATTACGATATTTGTCCACCATCCAATCAATGGCTGGCGATATCACTTCAAGGATAATCAACGACTTGACTTTACCAGCAATTGGCCTGAGCCAAATTGGCAGAGCTTCTCTGATAATGTAATCATAGATCATTTCAACGGCACGAAGTACAGTTGCTTTTTTGTCGGCACCATGCATGTCTACAATTTGATCTACATAAGCGATGAGTTCGTCCAAGGATTTCAACAAGAATCCAGTGACTCGAATCATGCTATGACTTTCCCATACTTTCCACCATGGGGATGATTCTTTATCGGCATCCCACTCAGCAGACATAACTTTTACGAAGTTCTCGATTGCTTCGTCGATTTTCACTTCGCCAATTGGATTGGCGACCTCAGGGACTTTCATCATAACCTCCTGTTATTGTTGTTGTTTGTCTTTCAGCCACTCATCGAAAGCCTTGTTGGCATGTACGGTGAGATAATCATCGATTGCACCACAGTTAAACTCACAGATTGTCTCTACAAGTTTTTCGACTTCTTCGGCGGTAAATGTTTTCTCTTTGGAGAAAAACCAATTAAATAATTCTCGTCTTTCCTGCATATCAACCTCCTTATTGTCGAGAGGGGAAAGCTACTGTATTTATTCTTAGCAATCCAAATCTTCCACTGCTAAGAGTAGATACCAACAAGATGGTTATACAAAATCCAAATGGCAGCACATACAGTCCTACTGGTTCTTTGACCCAATTCGATCCAGAAAGCCCCGAACATGATGTCTTCAACCTCTGGGACCAAGAAGTCATTGAGATCGGTGGATCGCCAATGATGTATTACGAAGTCTTCATTAACGTCAATAACATTGATGAATTGTACGTTGAAGCTCGTGACAAGCTATGGTCACAAAACCCTGTAACCATTACGGGATATTACGATCCAAAGCCATCAGAGAACATGATGGGAATGTTTGGAATTGATTCTCCGATGTTAGAAACGATGTTTGAGTTCAACTACAAGCATGTGTTATCTGAACTCGGACACGCTCCAAAAATTGGAGCACGCATTTACACGCCACATAAACGAGAAAACTGGATAGTTGTGCAACGCAACGTAGAAGTTTATCAAATGTGGGGAGAACTACGACTTCAAATCTTATGTAACCGATTCCAAGAATCGTTAACTACAGGTGAAGGAAAAGTCACACAACGTGAACCTGACTTCAAGCTTAACTCGGTCAAAGATCTTGGTCGGGACATGAATCTTGCTGGTGGTCAAGCTCCTCCTCAGATCTAAATACAAATTCCGCTATCATCGACGGATGTACTTTCTTAAAGAAATACAAAGGTACTTTTGGCGGATCGAGCTTATTGATGAGCTTGATACGCCTGCTTTGTTTATGTTTGCTTTGGATTATTCGATAAGGTTTCATGATGTCACCTTCTTATAACAGTAGAATCCCTTCATAAAGCATAGATAAACAGAGGAATAAAAACTTATGACCGAATCAGATTTAAATCCTTGCAACGAACCCGGACCAATCAAGAGCTACCCAGATATGTCGCCAACTTTCTGTCGAGATGGATTGACAGAAAAGTCGTCAGGCACAATTGATCACAAGCCTTATTTAACGAGTCGAGGCGATGTGTCACCCAGAGATCTATCGTGGTTAGAGGATTCCTCACAAAGCAAGCTAGGCGAAGGTGAGCCAGTGCTTTGTGATCCTCAACAAACCGGGCACATAATTAACGAACAGGGCATGAGTCCTCCTAATCGCAATACGGTATATCGTTATGCGAAATCTTTAAGAGGAACCGATGAGGCGATGAAAAAGATGTTTCAAGACTTAGTGGTCTTGGATGAATCTGGAAAAGCTCATCAAGTTCCCATTATCTGGGCAACACAGGAAAAAGCGGTTGCCTACATCTTGCAAGAGAATGTTCGCAAAGATGACAGTTTAGTGGTCGATCGTATTCGTTTGCCAATGTTGGCGATCAATGCATCAAATTACAGCTTTAACCAAAATAGATATGTGTACCACAAAGCAGTAGATTATTTAAGAAGTCGTGAAACTAATTGGAAGCCGGGCTTTACAGATAGCGAACGTTATCAACGAGACACCGTCTTCGGCGTATCACGTGGTATTCCACTGGATATTAGTTACTCATTATACGCTTGGACGTTGTATGAAGAGGACATGAATCAGATTCTCACGCAAATCGTGACGAAATTCAGTCCCCTGGCGTATATACGAGTAAGAGGAATCTCATGGGAGATAGGTGTTAAGCTCGACTCAATAGCTAATAACGTGGATCTTGAGCCGGGTGATAAAGCAGTAAGAGTTTTCAAGTATCAGTTTGGCTTTACGGCTGAGGCATTCGTGGCTCAACCAGTTGTTAGAAAAAAGGCTGTTCTTAAAACTCGAATTGAAATCACTGACTCTCCAGATGAAGAAGATATTACAGAGGTCTTGGCAAGGTTGGAAACAGCAGTAAAGGAATTGGAAGAATGATTGAAGTAAAAAATAAATCCAGAAGTCCAGTGCAATTAATTGTGCGATCGAGGAAGGCACCTCGATCATTTACAACTTTGAATATTCCGGGTATCGGAAAAGGCAAAAACGTCAGGCTTATCGACGATGAACTCAAGACCGAGTACATAGATAGGGTGGAGAAGATGGGCCTAATATCCACTAAATACATACCAAACTCAGAGATTCGCAAGGGAGAATAAACATGGCTATTCTAAGGGGTTTTCCACCGTCGAATACAATTTCGCCGAGTGTACGAATCACCGAAAAGGATCTCAGCTTCATTGAGCCTGAACAGTCCTTTCACCGTGCAGGGCTTGTCGGTTTCGCATCTAAAGGTCCGATTAACGTTCCAACTTTAGTTGCAACGAACCGACAACTGAACACAGTGTTTGGATACCCGCATCCAGAATCGGGCGATCCGTACCTAATTTACGCTGCTGAGCAATATTTGCTAATCGCTAACGAACTTTATATTGTCCGGGTCGCAGACCAAGACACCGTAAGCGACGAGCAAGCTCAAACAGCCACAGTAGATGTTCCATCTGCTGGTGGCCGCATCCAAATTGAGTCAGATGAAGCTGGACCATATGTCTTCGCAGAAGATTCGTTCTTCCGTTGGAGATTAAACGGTGTATTGCATTCTAAAACTCTCGTAGTCCTTGCTGGGACTTATACTGCTGCCCAACTGGCAGAAGATTTGAACCTGCAATTGGATGGAGATATCGACGGCATTCAATTTTACAGTCACACCACAGACACCAAAATTGGTGTTATGACGACTTTTGCATTCGGTCCTGACGCTGAACTAGAAATGGTTTCAGTACAAGACGCCATTTATGGCGGCACAGTCTTGGGCGGAAATATCACTGGTCTCGGAACTGGTATGACACAGGCTGCTATTACAGGTAGCACCGATCGTTATCCAGCTTCTTATCAAGACGCTGGAGAATATGACTTCACTGGATTGACTACTCAGAACATTCAAATTGTTATTGATGGCACAGATAATGTGTTAGTTGATAATGTTGTTCAAACAATTGATTTAGTTGATCTTGAAGGCGCAGAAGCAACAATTGCAGAAGTGGTTGCAGAAATCGAAGCTCAGAAAATCGAAAACGGTGGCACGCTACCGGGCGGTTGGACGGCTTCTGCTGATGGCGACAACTTGAAATTCGTCACCGATCATCATGGTCGAGATGCACGTCTTTTGATCAAGTCCGACAGTACTTCTGCCGGAATCTTTGGACTCACCAGTGTGACCAAAGCAGGATTGAGCCCAATTGGAACTTCTGGCGATGTCTCCATTTACACTTACGGTCGAGTAAATGGCGATGCCAATATCACTGACGCATTAAGCTTTACAGTAAATGCCGACAGTGCTGGTATTGATGGCAACCAGACGCAAATCGTAGTAGAAAACAATGTTCGAGAAGGCAACTTTATTGTAGAAGTTTACAATAATGGCGTCCAAACAGAATCTTGGGGTGGCTTGACGAAAGACGAGACCTCCCGATTCTACGTAGAAACTTATATCTCTCTGGTCTCAGATTGGCTTAGAGTAGAGGATAACACAGCAAATGCAGCACCTCCGCTGGACGGAACTTATAGTCTAAGTGGTGGTTCGGATGGTATTCCTTCCGATCCTGATGAACAGGACGCCCTAATCGTTGGTAACACGCTTGGTTACACAGGCATGTATGCTCTCAGCGAACCAGAACAGATCGACATCGACTTGATCGCCGTTCCGGGTCACACGAGCACATCGGTTGCAACTGCTCTCTTGGACCTTTGCCAAAACATCCGCATGGATTGCTTGGCTATCATTGATCCTCCATTCGGGTTGACAGTTAACGAAATCGTTGATTGGCAGAATGGAACCCATCCACTTAACACCACACGATTTGATTCGGACTTTGGTGCTTTGTATTGGCCTTGGGTCAAGATTCGGGACAACTTCAATAGAGTAGATATTTGGGCACCGCCTTCTGGCTCTATCATGGCCGTGATCGCACGATCCGACCAACTGTCCGCACCGTGGTTCGCACCAGCCGGTGTCAACCGAGGTATTGTACCTAGTATCACCGACGTGTTCTCAAGACCTACTCTTGAAGAACGAGACTTGATGTATGGCTATCGTAATGCCATTAACCCGATTGTTCAGTTCGTGGACTTGGAAGGTTTCGTAGTCTGGGGTCAGAAGACAATGCAAAGACGTCCTACCGCTCTTGATCGAGTGAACGTCAGACGACTTATGTTCGTCCTCGAAAAACGGATTCGTACCGCTTCGAGACAGCTACTCTTCGATCCTCATGATGACGTCCTTCGTCAAAAGTTCGTAAGAATTGCAACATCGATCTGTCAGGAAATTCAGGTAGGAAGAGGCATCAACGACTTCAGAGTGAAATGTGATGATGAGTTGAATACACAGGACGTAGTTGACAGAAACGAGCTTCGTGCCCGTATCGGCGTCCAACCTATCCGAGCCGCAGAATTCATCTTCATCGAGTTCTCGATCCATAGAACAGGCTCGTTTGCAGAGAATACCGAGTTCTAAGACAAAGAAAGCAACATCCCTTGGGGCGTCCTGCCCCAAGGGATCAACTTTCATTATGAAATGAGGTAATTGCAATGGAAATGGGTATTGGAAGATTGGGTCAACCAGACTTAATCCTAAAAAGAAAATTTCGATATACACTTGAAATCGAATTCGACTGCGAAAGAGTTAGGAAACTTATTCCAAAACATTTTGTAAAAGTCGCTGCACGTCCGCAACTTGAAATCGATGAAGTGGAATTGAATTTTTTAAATGGCGTTACATGGGTGCCCGGCAAAGGTCGTTGGCAACCATTAAGCGTTACCTATATCGATGCTGCTGTAGAAGACATGGAGCCATTATACAGTTGGCTTGCCACTGTATATGACTTTACAGGTGCCGGTGCCGGTTTTGTTGACCTTGGCAGTACTGTTAATAATTCCAGAATGCATCTTAACCAAAGTGAAAAACAAGGTTGGGAAGGCACTGGTAACCTACAAATGTGGGATGGATGTGGAAATCTGATTGAAAGATGGATGTTGCATTCTATGTGGCCTCAATCAATCAATTTTGGAGATTTAGATTACTCTAGCTCCGAAGAAGCAACAATTGAATTGACCTTAAGATACTCAGAAGTGAACTATCAAGCCATGTGTGGTGGAAATCCCAGACCATGCTGTACTGGCTGCAAATAACACTCTATAGGAGCAAAAATGGCTGAGCGAAAACCTATGGGAATTGGCGTAATTGGACAACCAGATGTTGTGTTCAAACGCAAGTTTCGTTGGACCTTCGAGATTTTTGGCTTCTGTCACAATGAACAGAGCCAAATCCCTGAGCACTTTGTAAAAATTGCTGCACGTCCAAACCTAGCAATTGAAGAAACAGAAATCAATCACTTAAATGCCAAAACATGGATTCCCGGCAAAGCTGCCTGGGAAACTATGACTGTCACTTATATCGATGTAGCGCATGCAGAAATGACTAGTTTGTGGAACTGGCTAGCTACTACATATGATTTCACTGATCCGATCAACCTGAGACAAGGCACAAAAAGAGATTGGGACGCTACAGGTGTATTGAACATGTATGATGGTTGCGGAACCATTCTCGAAACATGGCAGATGCAGCACATGTGGCCTACTTCCATTAATTTTGGCGATCTAGATTACTCAAGTTCCGAAGAAGCAACAATCGAATTGACTCTTCGTTATTCAGATGTGAAGTACAGATCGTATTGTCCTGCATTCACGCCAACGGCTTGTTGCAGTGGTTGCGAAGCTTAATCAGTGACAAGAATTGAGGAATAGCCATGCCAAAAGAAGTAATCCCTATGGGGATTGGGCATCTGGGTTTTCAGAACTTGATCTTCAAGAGAAAATTCAGATATACGTTTGAGTTATTTGACATTTGTGGCGGAGGCAGTGTCCCTCGTCACTATGTCAAATTAGCGGCCCGACCAAGTCTCTCAATTGAAGAAACAGAACTCAATTTCTTGAATGCCAAAACATGGATTCCCGGCAAAGCTGCTTGGGAAACTATGACAGTAACCTATATGGATGTGGCAACAGCAGACTCCAAGCCACTGTTCGATTGGTTAGCATCAGTTTATGACTTTACAGATCGAATCAATTTACGAATGGGATCTCAAAGAAGTGATTATGCTGCCACGGGTGTAATAAAGCTTTGGGATGGATGTGGTGCAATAATTGAAAAATGGGTTGTAAAAGATGTGTGGCCCACAAGCATCAATTTTGGAGATTTAGATTATTCTAGTTCCGAGGAAGCAACGATTGAGTTAACTCTTCGTTACTCTGATGTTGAGTATACAAATATGTGTCCCGGCTTTCAAATTGATCCTTGTTGTACAGATTGTTACGGCAATTGATAATATGATTTTTGTTCGAGTCACTCTGATAGAATAGGGCGGTGGAATGTACCCCAAATCCGCCGCCCTCTTTTTATAGGAGAATCTAATATGAAAATGGGTATGCAGTTTGGATTGGAAAGCGGCAATCATGCCAAAAGAAAATTTCGTTGGCTTTTTACAATCCCCGATGTGACTGTTGAAGAAAATGATATGGGAATAGCTGCACTTCCGCCATCTTCTGCTGCTCGTCCTAATCTTCAATTTAAAGAAATGAGCGTTAAACATGTTATTGAAGATGTCTATTATCCAGCCAAACCTGACTGGAAACCAGTTTCTCTAAGTCTTTATGATATGAGCGTTAAAGTTCATCCTGTTTTCAAATGGATAAATCAGATTTATGATCCACAAGAGGGTAGGTTTGAGCCCCCCAACAGTAATTATAACAGTTCAAGAAACAAATTCATCAAAGAAGCCACACTCAGTTTATATGATGGATGTGGCACCCTTATCGAACGTTGGATTTGGGAAGACGCCTGGCTACAAAGTGCAAATTTTCAAACACTTGATATGAGCGATTCTGGAATTGTCATGTGCGACATCACTATGCGATACGCAAGAGCTTATATAGAAAAACTAGAAGAATCTATTTCGAGTCCAAGTGATAGAGACGGATCTAGTCCTCCCCTCATACCTTTTCCTTAATCTTTCTTGGATTCTTCGTCTTCGTCTTCTTCATCTTCATCTATCTCTATACCAAAATCGACACCAAGAAGCTCTCGCATACCAAGTAGGGCGTCTTCCAACTGTTTGCTTTTCCATCCCATTTTACGGGTTGTAGCACTTTTGTTGAGACGCCCTTTCTTTGTGTAACAATCGGATTCATGATCCAAAAGACATTCTACAAGTTTAGTATATCCATTTGCTTTGAGCTTCTCGATAATTTCGAGCATCTCTAAGGTACGAACAGGGTCAGTTGATTTATTATTCATATACATAAAGAGTTACCACATATTTGCGTTATAATCAAGGTTACTTTTTGCATTTCCCATCTTTTCTTTACCATTTCTAATGAATACGTTTTCAAAACGTTCCTGTAAGAAAGTATGGTATCTCTTCTTTAATTCATTGTAGTTTCTTGCACTTCTGTATAATTGACGAAAATGATTTAAGATACATGTGCTCATGTAATTAAAGGCTTTGCCTTTACGTGGATCAAATCGATCAATCTTTTCAAAACAAATCAAAACACCTTCTTGCACAGCATCGTCTATATCAATTCCGCTAAACTTCGCCCAATTGGCAATGTTCTCCGAGAGAATATAAAAAGCATGTGCTAGTTGGTTCTGATAATCTTCGTATTTTGCGCAAGACTCTTTATATGATTTTTGGCTTGCTGTAAGAGCGGACTTTCTGGAGTTGTCTTTGTACTTCTTGTGACGTCGAGTATGAGTTTGCTCTAAGTCAACGACAACCAACTCTAATCGTCTTCTCTCTCGCTTGTGAAATTGAAAAGACTTAATGATAGTTTCAAAAGTTTTATTGTTGAGATATTCGCTTGCCAAATGATCCTCCCGAATTGTGTGGTGCCAAAGGTATCTATATACTGCGCCACAGCTAACGTTTTTTCAGGAGAAATCCTTTTCATCCCACTCTTTTATGCTATGAATATAGTAAGCCTCATCGCAGATTTACAAGCTCGCCCGAATCAAATAGCAGTATACAGGGCGATTTCAGCCCATTACAAAAGTTGTAACAGGCCAAATGAAGCACAAGCATTCGACGAACTAATACGAAAAAAATTCAATGATAACGATCCAAATATTGACCAAGAACAACGCAAAGACGATACTAAAGACTCTGGAATCGATTGAATCTCTTGATGCCAGCATCATTGTGGGAGACTTTGGTAGCACAGATATAACTGTCGATCTTTGTGAAACATCTGGTATAAAAGTTAGACGTTTTTCTGGCATTGGCAGAGATGAAGCCAGAAATAAACTCGCCTCATCTCATGGATGGAATATGGCGATAGAGCCTTGGGAAATAGTACTCAAAGGGCACAATCGCATCAAGAATTTAGAAGGATCTTGCTCATATGCATCTGTACTGAACAACAAAATTCTTAGCAAAGAAATTCGGTTTTGGGTACCCGAACATCGGTTTTCCAATCATACGTTTGAAATTATAGACGCACAAACGTCTTGTGAGTCAGGAGTTATGCTTTATAGCACTGGCGGAAGAGACCAAAATGAAGACTTGAAAATGCTAGAAGAATGGAAACAGAGACATCCCATGTCTTCGCAACCGTATTACTATCAAGCTTGTATTGAGTTGTCGCAGGGAAAAATGGAGCAGTTTCTAAGAACTGCCGAGCATTTCCTGTTCATGGAATCTGTGCCGTCCATGTCCACAATCATGACACGATATTACACGGCATACGTCTATCTAAGCCACTTTAAGAAAGTACGACCAACATTGCAGAATCTTAATCTTTGCATCTGTGAACAGCCTCTCATGGCTGAATTTTGGTGCTTAATGGGCGATGTCAACTACCATCTGCTTCAAAAATTTGATGACGCTATATCATTTTATGAAAATGCCATGATTCTCGGAAGCAGACGTCTCAAGAATGACAAATGGCCCATGGATTTGTCTAAATACAAGGAATATCCACAAAAAATGATTTCTAGTTGTACTTCTATCAAGAACCAATTTGGCATCTACTATGATAATGCATGAATGATCTTCCATATTTTATAGCTATTGGCGCATGGGGCGACACTTTATCTTATTATGCAGTAATATGTTCTAAGATGAAAACAATGGGAATTACCAAAGCCAACATTCTTCATTATGGCTTTGATCCAAAAATCAAAGATTTTCTAGAATACCAAGACAACATCGAAAAAGCCATTAATGTAATACCAACATCGGTAGAGGCTTATGAAAAAATCATCCAAATTGCAAGCTTTGGCGTAAATAAATGGGTTGAGATCATTTTTGGCATACCTGCCGAAAAAGTGATATTGGTTATTGACTTTAATGTCATGGTTAACGAAAAGATCGTTCGTCATTTTGATTATAAAATTCCATCTAATGAAATTTCCGTACCACCAAATAGCATTCTTTTTAATCCCTATTCGTTTCAAAGTTGCACATATAAAGAACATTGCTCTTTCACAAATGCAATTCTTGCATTTTTGGTAGAAGAAACAGATCATCCAGTGGTTCTTGTCGGATTAGAAAAAACCTTCAACATAATCTATGGATGGTGGGACTTCCCAATGCAAGTAGATCATCCTCAAGTCATAAATCTTGTTGGAAAAACAAAGAGCATGATGGAAGTACTATCGTTGTCACAAGACTGTGTGGGGATTATAAGCACATCTGGCTGTTTGGCTGCGTGGTCAATTATAACAAACACGCCAGCCATCATTTTAATGAACTCTAGACTAACAAACCCATCATCCTCTATAGGACTGGAATATTGGAAAGCATGGCATGAACATGAACCAAATCAATGTGTGTATTTTGACCAAACAATAGATGACTTTAAAAACGTGTTTGAAAACTGTCCCATGGATCTTATTGGTTGAAAGAAAACAATTACCCTGAAGGCTTCCAGGTTCTTTGCATGAATTGTCAATTCATCAAAGCATGGGAAAATAAGGAATATTAAACCTCAAGATGATTAACGACAACTGTAACTTGATCTTGCCAACGAGCAATATCCAGTTGTTTTCTTCCAGGTCCAAGATCTCTCAAGGCCATGGCAAGCTCATTGACGTGACAGTTGATGATTTGCCAATCGTTCTTGGCAAGCCTGTCCACCTCTTCCTTGAAATCCTCTTCGCTAGGAGCTTCTTTAGCAGGAAAATATTCTGCCACTTGTTTTTTGGCTTTGCGCATCACATTCAGATAGATAGGATGATTGCAGTTGCAGCCGGGATTTTTCAAGAATTTTTGAACATCTTCTTGAAGTTCTTCAGGCAAATCAGCCCTGAATCTTTCATCAAGAAGAGCTTCTTTGATGTTATGAATTGTTATTCGTCTTCTCATATGTTACCCCGTGAAATCAGGATCAGCCTCTCTGACATGAGGCTTTCCATCTTCTAATCTCTGTTTCTTTGCTTGTTCTTCTTCTCTTTTACGACGAGACTCATCGACTTCTTTATATGCGTTGGAATAAACGTCTGGCAATTTCTTTGCCCTTACACCTCGACCGCAATTAGGACACTTGAACTTTTTAGGTTGATCAAATGTTGGTCTGTCTTTTGCCTTTTTAGTTTTAGCGTCTAACCTCGGCGATCCTCCAGGAATAGGAGAACTTTTTATCTCAACCAAATTCTCTGCCTTTGGTTCATCTGATGTAATGATTTGCTTAAAAGAACAAGGTTCGCAAAACACGAACCATCGCTTTGTTATGTTAGATTTAGCCATCGTCTTCTGGTACCTCAAATTCGAATTCAATTTTACTACGGAGCCACAACATGGCGTCTGTGTAAGTAGACGCAAGCACACTGCCAGCAAATCCACAAAGTGGTAACATCCACCATTGCAATGGGAGACATACAAACAATCCACAAAATAGCCCTGCCCAAAAACCAGAGCATTCATAGCACTCAAAAACTTGAAAGTGATCAGGTTTCATGTGCTTTTGCAACCATGGCCTTAACCCAATGACGTCAAGGATCTTGCCGTGAACTATGATATTTGTTAAACCAATAGTGGCCAGACAAAACAAAAGAAATGCAGTAATTGTCATTGTTCCTATTCCTTTTCCTCTTCTAATTCTTCATCTTCAATTTCATCAAAATCGTCTGATTCTTTATTGGCGTCCATCATGTCTTTGACGATTTTGCTGATATCAGGAACATTCGATTTGCCTTCAGAAGCAAATCGAGGGAATGGCATATCGAAATCTATCTTTTCAACACGAGAAGCTTCTTTGGTTGTAGGAACGATCATAATTTGATATTGATCATCTTCTATGATGCATTTAAAAGCCTCTTCATTCACTGATTGAATGATTTTCATCACATCGTCTATATCAAATTTTACTTCTGGATGAAAATTAACAAACAAATTAATCAGACCATTAAAGACAACTTCTTGATCTTCTTCAACTTCTTTAAGAAATACCTTTTTGGGTTTCTGTTCAACCTGCTGTGGCTGCAATCCAAACTTATGAACATCGGCACTTCTTGGCATGTACAAAGGATATGGAGCGTTGTAATCAATTTTTACAACTCGTGTAGCTTCTTTGGTAGTTGGTATCATAAAACAGACATATCGTCCATCCTCTGCCAATCTTTCAAGAAGAGGTTGATTCATATCTCTCATCATTGTCATTGTGTCTTTTACAGATTGTCCTGAATCGGGATACAGATTCACAAACCAAAAAATCACGCCATTAAGCTTACTTTTCGCCATTTTACCTCCAAAAGGATATATAAAGAAAGTCCTCGTCCCGCCAAATGCTATAGTAGTTGAATCCTTCAATCTCACATAGCTCTTTACAAATCGTTGATTCATTCAACGGAATTCGTATATTTTCAGCTACATTGTAATTGAGTCTTTCAACTATGATTTTTTCGCCAAAATACTCTTCGAGAGTTGGTAAATCTTCTTCGTCATTGATACCACTAAGAAAATCCAACATAGCTTGTTTACCTACATCACGGAGAAATGGCACTCGTTGTGCCAACCTCCATTGTTCAAACAAACTGAACATATGAGGCGGAAGCTTACTTTGGACCTCACGGTCATAGAAAATTAGCTCTTCGACATTAGCAAAATTCAAGTATTTCATACTCTATTAGTCTCACGATGAGGTACTCTAACTCAAGATCATCATAGTGATAAGGAGACAATTATGGCAAAAGACGTCTATAGGCCAAATAAAAAAAAGGTCACACAACAAGATGTAGCCGCTACAGAAGCCGATCCTCTAGCCAAAATCCAACAGGTGCAACAAGCCATGGCCAAAGAAACTGGACAAGACGCTCCCAGTACATTTACTGAAAATTCCTCTCCCACTGAAGCTCCATTTGAAATCAGCGGCAATGTTCCTCCTCAATTTCGACAAGCCTTGAAGCAACATGCTCAAGAAACTCAAGAGCCACAAGAAGGTTCAGAAGAGGAATTTGAAGCTTTTGAATCCCCGCCAGAAAGAGCACGAAAAAAGCCTCGAAAGAAGCGAAAAGATGCATCAAAATCTACTCTAAAAGTAGAAGGCAGTGATGCATTAGAAGGTTTGCTTCAACAATTAGCCGACCAACATCATT